GGTTTTACTGTTGGTTTATTTGCTGTTGGTTTTTGAGTAACCTTTTTTGATTTATCGACTCTTGGTGGGCGATCCCCTCGCCTTCCAAGTAAATCGACCAAACCTAAAATATCACTAATTAAACTGAATGGATTCATCAGGTATTTCAACCCAATGAGACCAAGCATTATCTTACCAAGACCACCCAATCTGGATATAAATGATCCATTAGGATCTGTTAAAGCACCAAATCCATTTAAGATATTTTCAGTAAATCCCTTCGCCCAACCAAATAACTTCTCAAAGACAAAGTGAGTTTTCTCTAAAAATTCTTTTAACTTTACTGTATTATTTTTATCTCCAACCCACTTAAGTACTTCTGTAGTAATAGCAAATGTAGCTATCTTAAGTAAAAATTCTCCAATAGGACCTAAGAACTTCTCTACCCAACCAAGTCCAGTTTTGGCAACCTTTTTTGCTGCATTACCAAANTTNGGTTTTTCTTTTGCTTCTTTTTTCTGTTCTATTCTATCTTCTGCAGCAGCATCAAGTTCTCTTCTTTCTTTACGACGCTCTAATCTATCCTTTAACTTATCATTCTTGACTTGAGCAATTGCAATATTTTGTATATCAGAAACAATAGATCCTACTGACGATACAGTAGAACCCAATCTATTAAATGCTAGTGTTTGTTTTCTTGCAGCATGTGATACCAAATCACCTTTTGTCGGTGTTTCGGGATTTACAAATTTATAGACTTGTAATTTAGCCACTAGATCTTTGCTGCTCCTTCATTCTACGTTCTTCTTCTTTTAGGAATGTTACCAACATGTTGACATATATCTCCTTTTCCCAAGGCATTAAATTATCAATATGCTCAATATTCCATTTATGATGATGCATTAATGCAAAATTACCTTCATAATAAGAACGGAGATTTGTGTGAAGGAGTGCTATGCGAAAAAACTCGCTAATCCCTCAAGTTCAACCTCACTATCAACTTTAGTATTTGGATTNGTAACTGTCACTTTATGNGACAATTTAGGCATTTTTTCAAAAAATTCNTGAATCATACCAAATTGCTTACTACTTAGTTGATCAAAAAATTCTAATAGTTCTTTTTTAGGAACAGTAGAACAATCATAAACTTGATTTGCATCAGAAATTGTTTCTACACAACTTGCTGCCATATCAAAAACTTGATCAATACCACCACCTTCATCAGAAAAATTCATAGAAACAAATGTTTCAAGACTGGGGTATCCCATTGTAATAGCAACTTCATCAGAAATTTTGATGTCCTTTTTATGTCCTCTAGTTTTTACAACTTTGATTTCATCTAAAGGAATAGAAACAGTTACAATTGTCTCTTCATCATCAGGACAAGTTACAGAAACATCTACTGTTTCACCAACAGACTTTGTTCGAATTTGTAAGAAAACAAATTCAATATCAAATGTGGCAAGTTTTTCCACATCTGTAATATCTGTACATTCTTTGATGATGTCTTTGATTGCGGTAACAATGCTATCTTGCTCACCAGTTTCTGTAGCCAGGAGAAGAAGTTTTTCTTCTTTTACCAAAAATGGTCTAAAACTTACTGTTCTACCATCAGATGGTAGTTTTAGTTTGTACCTAGGTACATTTAATTTAGGTAATGCCATAGAGATTCACATCAGTAATTGTATTTAGGCATTACTATTAGATGATAGTGGGAACCCAGATAATAACTGACCAAAGGAATTATTTCTTGAAGTTTCACTGTCTGTATTATTATCCTCTCGAGAACGAGCAGTAAATGACCTCAATAGACCAGGATCATCAAACTTATCAGCAGTAAAGAAACGATATCTTTCATAATAAAAACCTACATTTAGAGTCATTGCAGTTGCTTGGGAATTATTTAATTGTACAGACCCAATATTATATGGATATAAATTTTGAAGTTCCCAGGCAGCAGTCAATTGATACTTTCTTGCTAGTAAAATATTCGCAGATCCATTCTCTCTTATAGCACGAATTATCTTAGGATCAGTAACTGCTAAATCTCCACCACCTCTCTCCCACTTGTAAATATACATTCTAGGACAAACATAGTCCTGATAATATCTTGTATATTGCTCACTATCACTCGCCATCATGGTTGTCCATCTCTCAAAAAAGTTTCTTGAGTATTGAGAGCGGGGCATTCTGAAGTTTACACTAATCTGACTGTATGCTGTATTTGTTGCATACTTGAATGGTGCTCCAACATAAGGAGTTTGTGCAGTAGTAATTTGTTTACTTGGAAGATTTACAGTATCTGCATAATAATCTAGTAACCAATCCAAATCGCTGGTCTCAACTTGCATCCTTGGACTTGCAACACTACCACTACCTTGACGCATCATAGGTGGTGTAGAAAATCTTACAGAAAATAAGTTGTTAAAACTAATAGAGTTGTCTCTGCCTTTAGTCTGAGACAAAAACTCCTGAAATGAATTATATCTTGCGTTCTGTTTATTTGGGATACCCATTAGATTTTAAGTTCTTTCTCTGTGATTAACATAAATTCCCAACCATTATCTATACAAAACTCAGTTGCTGCTTTCCACTTTGCTTGATTAACAGCATACGTCACAACCTCATTAATATATCTTTTAGTATTTCGTTTTTGAGTTTTTGGTTCTTTTGTTTGTTTGAATGGTTTTACTTCGACCAAATATTTTTTGTTTGCGATTTTTACATAAAAATCTGGAAAATATCTATGTCGTCTTCCATCAACTGGTGAAGTATATGGAATAATAATCTCTTCACTACCCCATTCCTCTATGGAAGGAGTAATATCACACCACTTCATAAATTTATACTCCCAGGAGGAGCGATACACCACATTATTTGAATCACCTTTGTACTTCCTTGGAAAGGAAACACGATACTTACCTTGATATCTCATAAATACATAGAGGTCACATAGTATTTAGGGGTTATCTTGGCAATATATCGTTACCCACTACAAGCACCTTCAACGGGTAAATCGGCAGTAGATAATCCTACTCAGATGGTTGACTATGTAATGTTTCAAAGAAAGAGAATAAATTATGATGATAACGCTACTAATTACTATGGTCTAAATGTTCCTAATAATACGGTTTCTGTAAAAAAGAATAAAGAGCGAGTATACATTGCTATGCCGCAAAACATTCAAGCAGCATATTCACCAACATATCGTAAAGTTGATATGGGTGTTGCTGCAATGGCAATGGCAGAAGGTTTGTCCTCATCAGATCTTGATGGTATTGTTACTGCATTACAAACAGCAGCAAGTTCGGCATTACCAGAATTTGCAACTGGAGCACTAGCACAAGTTGCTCAGGGTGCTGCCAATGCCTTAGGATTAGCAGGTAATGCGGATGCTAATGCATTACAAGCATTAACTAAGGGAAAGATATTCAATCCTTACTCCGAACAACTATTCAGCAATATGCAGTTTAGGACTCATAATTTTGCATTTAAAATGTTCGCCCGTAGTGAGAGAGAATCTAAAGAAATTAACAATATTATTAAATATTTGAAACAAGGTGCTATGCCGATATATGGCGATGCCAAAAAGGGAAAACCTTCTCGTTTCTTTGAAGTTCCTGATAAATATGATATTAAATTTGTTCGTCTAAGTCCTGATGGCAAAAGACTAGGTGATAGTGAAGATCTTCATTATAAAATTCATACATCAGTTTGTACTGGAATTGATGTAAATTACACTCCAGATGGTCAATATAATGCTATAAAAAATGCCTCTCTTGGCACTGGAAATGATAAACCCCTACAAGTTCCTGCAGTCAATGTAACTATTAGATTTACAGAAACTCAACTTGTAACTCAGCAACAAATTATAGACGGATTCTAAAATGGCAGGATATTTTTCTTATTTTCCAAATGTATATGTTGGAGAGGGTGTCAGAGACGACGAGGCATTTAAATATCGCCTGGTTAAAAATATTTTTAGAAAAGTTAGAGCAAGACCAGATCTAAATCAATACACAACTCTTTTTGAGTCATATTCTATTGAAACTGGTGAAACTCCCGCTATGATCGCTTCAAGATTGTTTGACGATCCATTTTTAGACTGGACAATTCTTCTAGTTAATGACATTATTGACGTATATGAAGAGTGGCCAAAGAGTCAATCACAATTAGAAGAATTTGTATATGAAAAGTATAATAATAGCGATGGTGTTCATCATTGGGAAACTAACGAAATTATGCTTGATGATGGTATAACAACACTAATTAAAGAAGGTGTGGAAGTCAATGAAGACTGGAGAACTGTAATGCCAGACGGAACTGTAAAAACTGCAGAAGAATCAATATATCCAGTAAGTAATTATGAATATGAATATTTTAACAATGAATTAAAACGACAAATTTTAATTCCAATAGGTAATATGGTAGATCTCATGATTGAAGAATTTGAAGATTTAGTCTCATATGAACCTCACAATGAACTTGATAATGCAAATAACAAAAAAACAGTATTGAATATTACTTCCAGATTTCTTAATAATACTGGATCAGTCAGTTTTGCTAGTGCTATCGTATCACAGTTAAATGGAAGTGGTGGAGAGATCACATTTAACGATGGTCCATTAACAGGATCTACTGTTGGAGTTGCCACATCAACAACAATTAGTAGTGGTGGTTCAACAACTCTTACTACTAGTACTCCAAGTCCTTCCCCTTCACCAAGTCCTTCACCAAGTCCATCACCAAGTCCATCACCAGGGTACGGCGGTGGATACTAATCATAGCAGCATAAATTTAGACATAAGAAAAGACGGACTTGAATTAATTTACAAGTCCGTCTGCTTACATTTGGATAAATGGTCTGGTGGTGATCCTCAAGAACAAGTTAACTTAGGTCATTTAAAAAGTAACTTATTTCGTATTTTATTGGAGAGTCAATTTCCAGAAAACTCTACTGATTGATTTTTTGGCGGAGATTTTTTCCGCCGTTTCAGGGAATCAAAAGTCAAATTTCGTTTTAACCCCCATCAACCTGACATCCTACCAGTGCTCCACTGACAATACCAAGAGGGATCGCCCAGAGGCGTCCTTCTTTACGAGATAGAGCAGCACCTGCTCCACCTCCAGCAATGCCACCTAAGATCGAACCTTCGATGCAAGAATTGTCATCGGTATTGTGTTTTCTTGAAGCACCATCGTGACGATAATTATCACGAATACAAGGGACTTCTACTCGCTCTTTATATGATGAGACATATCCAGGAGAATTAGATGTTCCTGGAACATACTCTTCACGATATTCATTACGATAGCATTTGTCTTCCGAAGCATATCCTCTTTGAGATTGATATGCTTGACGGTTGCTTCGCTCACCAATACTCTCTGCACTAACAGGCAGAGCAGAGAGTAGCATCATTGTAGCGAGTGCCAGTTTCATCAGTCTTCCTCAGCGAGTTTAGCAAAATAGGATAGAGTATCTTCTTCATCTTCTACAGGAGAAGCAGCGACTGCACTTTCACGAAGACCTGTGATATCAGCATCGTTGAAACCACCAACAGGAGCAGCAAAGACTTCCTCTTCAGACTCATCAACACGAGGTGCTGATGAAGCACCTCTGCCAAGAACTAGATTTAGACGTGCTGTGAGTTGCTCATAAGACTTAAAGTTCTTAGTGTCTTCAAACTCTGCAAGAGAATAACCTTCTTTCCAGATAGACTCTAGTTTATCATCATCAAATTGACCAAGTGTACCAGCTCCAGCGAACTCAGACTTGTCATAGTTCCAGTAACCATCAACCTTACGAATCTTCAGTTTGAAATCAGCACCCTTCCAGAAGTTGAAAGGATCAATTGGTGATTCGTCAGCAAATGCAGGTTGCATTGCTTCTACGAGTTTGTCGAAGATTTTCTTACCAAACTTATAGAGGAAGACACGACCCTCATTCTCAGGATGAGCAGGATCTTGAACAACATAGATGTTGCTGTAGTAGGAGAGTTTACGCTTTTGTGCGCGAGCGATCTCCTTATCGCTATCACGACCACTGTTCCATAGTTCGCGATTAATTTCACCGACAGGATCATCCTTGCCGATAGTGGTGAGAGAGTTCTCAATGTACCACTGTCCACCAGGACCTTTGAATGCGTGACTCCAGACCTTCGCCCATGGCATATCTTCGCCATCAGGAGCAGGGAGGAATCGGATGACTGCGTATCCATTACCAGACTTATCAAGTTCAGGTTTCCAGAAACGTTCGTCGGCAGAAGAACCAGCAGCAGGCTGATTCAGTTTATCAATCTCTCGGGTGAGTTTTGCAAAGGTATCGCCTTTGGAAGACGCCTTCTTGAGAGA